GTATTACAATCATAACTTTGAATGGCGATTTCGATGCCGGTGTCGCCAGCGTGTCTTATATGTAAGGAAGAAACCATGGAAAACTTTATAGCAGTTGTTAAATCTACAGATGGCAAGTTGGACAAGTACCAAGACTTCGCAGTCGAGGCTGATGCTGTCAGTCACGTTGCAACCTATGGCGGCTTCGTTGCCCCTGATCCCGGTGGCTCAACAAGTTATTGGGTTGTAGATGCAGATGCCGAGACAGTCACTAACAACCAAGATCAAGCTGACGCTGACGCCCTCGCGAATAGTTGGGCTGCTCTTCGTGCAGAACGTGATGCGTTGTTAGCCTCATCTGATTGGACGCAAGCTTCTGACTCACCGTTAACAGATGAAGTCAAAGCTACTTGGGCAACGTATCGTCAAGAACTGAGGGACTTCCCAGAAAGTGCAGACCCCGCTGACCCAACGTGGCCGACGCCGCCTGAATAAGGAGAAGATGAATGTCAACGCTGAAGGCTGACGCTGTAACTAGCGCACAAGACAATACGGCTTTAACGCTGTCTGGTACAGGAACAGGTGGTGTTAAAGTTAATGACTTCTTTGTCCAGACTAAAGGTGCTGACATTGCTTCCGGCACCACACTCACTCTGGGCAAGGACGGTAATCAGTTCGATGTCACTGGAACGACGACCATAACGTCCATAGCCACACAGGGTATAGGATCATACGTCACCCTGCATTTTGATGGAGTACTAACGTTCACACACCACAGTACTAATCTGATATTGCCAGGAGCGGCCAACATCACGACTGCCGCTGGTGATATCGCGGTCATGTATGAATACGCTTCTGCTGATTGGCGGTGCGTTAGTTACACTAAGGCCAGCGGAGCGGCAGTTGTTGCGGCTGCTGGTGCCGGAGCTTGGGAGTTGGTTGCTAGAACAGCAATTACTGGTGATGTAGGCAGCGTTGAGTTTAATACGGGCTACACTGAACACGCCGTTCAAATGTTCGTTCTTGAGTGCATTGACAGTACGGATGATACAACAAACCGCGTACTTGAATTGCAGTTTTCTGACGATGCTGGTTCGAGTTTTAAAACGTCTGGTTATCTCTCCTCCATGTTTCAACATTACAGTTCCGGTAGTACCAATCACGCAACCGCAACGTCATGGATTCAACTTTCTGACGGGACAAATACTAGTGACGAAACCGAAGGGCTTCACGGCATTGTGTATTGCTCCAACATGAACAACGCCTCCCAAAAAGCATATGCTTGGCACCAGTGTGTTTGGACAGCGGATGCTTCCAACCCTCTAAGGACAGCGACAGGGGGCGGAATATATAATACGGCGGCAGCTATAGATGGCGTTCGCTTTCAATTTAGCGGTGGCAATATCCAAGGGAATGTTGATGCCTTCATTACACAATATAGGCAGGTGTTATCGTGAGAAAATTAGTTGATGGAGAATTTGTTGATTTGACCCCAGAAGAGGTCACGGCAAGAGAAGCAGACGAAGCGGCAGATACAGCAAGGGTAACTGCCAACAAATACAAGGGTGATCGGTGTGAGGCTTATGGCAGCATTGGCGACCAGTTGGATATGCAATATTGGGACAGTGTAAACGACACAACTGTTTGGGTTGACCACATTGCGGCTGTTAAGTTAGCCAATCCGAAACCGGATTAAAGGAAATAAAATATGTCCGATCTCAAAGTTGACGGCATTATAGCTTCCACCGGCACCAACACTAACCTTACTCTCCAGGGTAAGGGGTCAGGAAAAGTTGACATTGGTGATGGCGCTTTAAGTTTCCCTGACGCTGATGGAGATGCTAACCAAGTTATTAAGACCGATGGCTCGGGGGCGTTATCGTTTGTTACGCCAGCGGCGGCTGGTTGGAATATTATCGGAACAGCGGTTGCGTCGGGTAGTGGCACCCTAGACATAACTGGGCTGAGTAGTACTTATGACACCTACGCGATTGGCCTTTCAGACCTCGTACCGGCCACAGATAATGTCGCCCCCTATATCCGCCTCGGCGATAGTAGCGGCGTCGATTCTGCGGGAAGTGACTATTCATGGTGCCAAATAGGGATGAGGAACAACTCTTCCTCTGTTCTTGGTGCTGTTGACGCCGCTGATAGCGAAATTGAATTAACTCCAGTGTCAGGGAATATCGGGAACGGTGCTGGCGATGGCTTGGGTGGTCTGCTTTTTCTCCACACTCCCGGCGATGCTACTGGTTGGCCTCGTCTTTCGGGAACAACCTACGGCGGCGACGATAGTGGCCCTATCGGTGTTTTTTCAACAATCGGCGGGGAGAGGAGGGCTGTAATAGTAGTGGATAGAATCCAATTCCTTTTCTCAAGTGGCAATGTTGCTACAGGCCGAATGACAGTGTGGGGAGTGGCTCATGCCTAGATTTCATACAACACAAAATGGGGATGTTCCATTCACGCCAGAAGAAGAAACAGCGAGAGATGCTGAAGAAGCTACATGGGAAGAAGAGGGGCCAGCACGGGCGTTAGTTGGACTCCGTGCAAAGCGTAACACCCTGCTAACCGAAACCGATTGGACACAGTACAACGACTCGCCGCTAACAGATGAGGTCAAGGCTGAGTGGGCCGTCTATCGCGTGTCGCTTCGTGATCTCCCTGAAAACACCGACGATCCCGCTGATCCGACTTGGCCGCCGCCGCCGGGGTGATGACTGATGCCAGCTGACATTAACGATTTATCGCGTATTCTAGGACGGCTTGAAGCTGATGCCAGTGCCGCTAAGAATCAACGCACTGAGATCTTTAAGCAATTAGAAGAGGTGAAATCGAAACTGTCTTGCCTTCCTCAGTTGGCGAAAACAGTCGAGTCACATTCAATAGTAATTGATGATTTTAAGCGACTCAAAAATAAGGCCGCCGGAATCATGCTGGTTCTAACAATCATCGGCGGGGCTATAGGATCAGCCGGGATGTGGATGGCAAAGAATTTCATATCGAAATGATAATTAATTATTATTATTGGAGAGCCGACGATGCCTAAACGCACCCTAATCGATATGGTCCAGAATATCATGTCCTCAATGGATAGTGATACGGTGAACTCTATCACTGATACTACTGAGTCTAGCGCAATCGCGGATATCGTTGAGACTACTTATTATGATCTAATTACTAATCGTGTTATTCCCGAGCACAAAGAGATTTTCGAGTTAGACGCTTTAGGCGATGCTACTCGCCCAGCGATGATGGAAGTACCGAGTACGGTAGAAACAATTGAGTGGATCAAGTATGACAGGCGACAGAGTAGCACTGATACTCGCCTGCGTTTCGAAACGCTCCTCTATAAGACTCCTGATGCTATGTTGGATCTACTTAACAGTAGGGATTCTACCGATACCACTACGGTAGTCAACATGCCATCCAAGAATACAACGAGCGTTGACCTTCTAGTGAAGAACAACGTCAACCCCACCTACTGGACCATGTTTGATGACAGATATATTGTGTTCGACTCTTATGATAGTGCTATAGACTCTACGCTGCAACAGAGTAAGACACAATGTTACGGCTTGAAGGAACCAAGCTGGACCAAGTCTGATACTTTCGTACCAGATCTTGACCTTGACTTGTTTCCTCTTCTTCTATCTGCTAGTAAGTCTGTCTCTTTCGCTACTCTTAAGTCTGCAAATAATCCTGCTGTTAATGCTGCTGCCCGTGCTCACGTTATCCGGACACAAGGGGCTAAGTATAAGAGTACGACTGCAGATGACATTGAGCGACTAACACCCTCCTTCGGTAGGCGGTCCACCTTTGGGGAAACGCGAAGCAATAGAAGTAGAAGGTCCCAATAATGTCGTATATTTTAGCAAACGGAAAAGAGATCACCATTGGCCGTGAGAGCCATACTGGTCTGCTTCAGTTCTTACTCCCTGAAGATGGTGGGCAACTGCCATCACTCTTATCAGGTAAGTTTACGGCTCAGAAGTTTGTAGATGAGGCGTGGAGCCAGTATCTCAGTAAGACGCCTAATCTGAGAACTGCTCACCCACTATCTGAAACTAGGGTAGAGAAAGAAGATAACTCTGCTTTCACTGAGACACTTCCTACTGAGCCTGTAAAGGCTAAGAAAGAACGCCCACCCCTCAGATATAAGAAGCCCAAGGTAAAGAAAGAGGTTAAATCAAAGGACGCTTAAATGGTTGGTGAGATCGACTCAACGAAGGTATTCAACACATTTGTTGCAGGACTCATCACCGAAGCGGGTCCGCTTACCTTCCCTGAGAACGCGAGTAAAGACGAACTCAACTGTGTCCTGAGTAGAAAGGGCAACAGGCGTAGGCGCTTGGGTGTTGACTATGAAAATAGTGGAGCGCTCTCTGCTGTTACTCTAACTGATGCTGCAGCAGCTGCACAAGGGCTCTTCACCGATGTTTGGACTTCTGTAGCGGGCAGTGGTACGAGGAACTTCCTTGTTCTTCAGATTGATACTACGCTGCACTTTTATGATCTCTCCGTTTCCCCGCTGAGTTCTGGTAAAAAAGGATTTACACAATCTATTAGCGGGTTTGCTGCTAGTGGTGCTACTGATGTAGGGCTTGAACCAATTACGATGGTGTCAGGCAGGGGGCTGCTCTTCTGTGCATCTAGTAAGCTAGAGCCGTTCTCGATTGAGTACTCTCCTAGTGGTGACTCCATCACTGCCACGCAGATTAGCTTAGAAATTAGAGATTTCGATGGATTAACTGAGAGTCCTGTTATCACCAATGATAACGAGCCCGCTACTCTCTCGACTACCCACGATTATAATCTGCAGAATCAAGGTTGGAACTCTCCCGGCGCTGGTGAAGCAGATCCTACAGCTACTTACTTTTCGAGTAAAGCTGTCTATCCCCCTAACTCTAAACAATGGTGGGCAGGGAAAGATTCTTCTGAAGTATTCGATCCAAATTTATTGACTAAGTTTGATACAGGCAATACTCTGGCTCCTCGTGGTCATTATCTACTCAACCCCTTTTACAAAGATAGGACAACTGCATCAGGGGTCTCTGGCATTACAGTTGAATCTGAAACTAAGAGACCAGAAGTACTGGCCTTCTTTGCTGGTCGTGTCTGGTATATGGGTGTAGATTCCTCAAAGATCAACGGACATATCTTCTTTAGTCAAGTTCTATTAACTGCAAATCACGCAGGGCGCTGTTATCAAGAAGCAGATCCAACATCCGAGGATGTGGCTGAGCTAATAGATTCAGATGGTGGTGTTGTGGTTATCCCTGAAATTGGAAGGGTTAGAGGAGCTATCGTCAAAGATCGCTTCTTAATTATATTTGCTAGTAACGGTGTCTGGTCTATTTCAGGTGGCGGTACGGATGGATTCAAAGCTACTGACTTCCAAGTACAGGAAGTAACTTCTACTGGTGTTACTGGTAAGGAGAGCATTGTTGTTACTGAAGCGTTTCCGATGTGGTGGTCAGAGCAAGGCATCTATACTCTTCTTGTAGATCAAGTCAGCGGACAACTCAGTGCTCAATCAATGACGCAGAATACTATCGAGACATTTTACCAAGATGATATTCCTGCTATGTCTAAGATTTATGCAAGGGGGCAATTTGATGATGCATCTAAGAAGATTTACTGGCTCTATAGTACGGTAGCCCCTGCCAATGATGCAGATAGATGGCGATTCAATGCTATTCTTGTCTTTGATACTTCAATAGGTGCATTCACTCCTTGGCAGATTAGTAACTTAACTAATAATAGTCCCTATCTATTTAGTGTCTTTAACCTACAAGCTATTCAAACTACGGATCGTACAGAAAACGTTATAGATAGTAGTGCTAATACCATCGTTACGGATCAAGGTGCTGGTACAGAGAACTCAGTAGTTACGGATGTGCAGACTATTAGTGGTAACACTACATTTCTCAAGTTTGTTGCTATTGTGCCTAATAGTGGAGCCGCTACTAATACATGGGTCTTCTGTGAGTTCAATAATGGTGACTTCCTAGACTGGGAAACCAACGATAGTACAGGGATTACTTATGATAGCTACTGGGAGATGGGTTACGAACTTTTTGGTTCTCTGACTAAGAAGCAAGTACCCTATGTACAGCTGTTCTTTAACAAGACAGAGACGGGAGCGGCTGGTGGTGCGTTGACTGCTCCATCTAGTCTCTTTATGCAGAGTAAATGGGACTGGACTAGTTCGGGTAATACAGGTCGGTGGTCTGAGTTGAAACAGGTATACCGTTTGAAGCGTGAATTTGATACAGGATTGATAACAGATGAACGTCCAGGGGAAGATGTCATTGTCTCGGAAGAGAAAATAAGAGGACACGGTAAAGCGTTCCAATTGCGTTTCGAAAGCGAAGACGGCAAGGATTTCGATGTTGCTGGCTGGCAGACCTTTGTGGATCAAACGAGTAATGTCTAATCTAGAAATGACAAAAACAGGAAAGTCATATATAGAGGAAAATAAAGAGCATATTCTTGCAATGATGTTCAATACAGTAAAGGATAGAATTTTACTAGCTGAAAACGATGCCATCAAATTTGAATGTGAAACAGATATGCCAGGACAACTTTGTTTTCACTATTCAATTAAACGCTGGGCACCGTCTGCATTTAAGATTATTCTACACGATTGGGAAATTGTAAAGAATGAATTAAAGAAGATTGGAGTTCCCTGCATTTCTGCTAGAGCGAAAATAGATGATACGAAGAATCTTAAGTTTTTTGAAATGATGAAGTTTATTCCATTTGGAACTTGGAGTGAGGACGGGGAAACCGTCAATTTAATAGAGTATAGGTTGGAGTTATAATATGTGTCCTCCAGTATTTGCAGCAGCAGGCGGGTTGACCCCTTTCGGATTTGGAATAAGCCTAGGTGTTAAGCTATTAGGTGCGGGAATATCGTTTCTAGGCCAACGGAAGGCAGCAAAAGCCGCTAAAAGACGAGCAGCAGAGACGACTGCAGCACGTAGACGTACTGAAGCTCTTCAGAAGCGTCGTGAAGATATTGTTGCTGCCCGACAGAGACGCCGCTCCTTTGCAGAAGCACGAAGGTTTAGAGGAGGAGCCGTTAACCTTGCTGCTGTTCGGGGAGTAGGTGGCGCTATCGGTGCACAAGGTTCTACTGTTCCGGGCGTAACAGCTAACATCGCTCAACAGCTAAATGCCAATAACGCCTTTATCAATCAGGTCACAACACTTAATGCTGGTATCAGATCAGCGCAAGGCGCTGTTGCCGATATTGCTGGAACACCGATTACTGCTGGCTCAGGATTAGTTGCCTTTGGAGGTTTGCTTGGTTCTGAAAGCGTTGGAGAAGCTTTCTCTTTCTTTGGTGGCAGTCCTGCTGGTATTCGTACTACAGCAGCCCAAGCAAACGCTCCGGGTGGTCGTGCTTCCAATTGGAATCCTACTGGGCCGTAAATAGGGTATCAATATGGCACAACAATTTGAACCTAGTTTAAATCCTGAAGAGCAAGATACTTCTTCCTTTGAAGAAGAAGACGAACTAGGTCTGCCTGAATCTGAGGAGTTAGACGTAGTTGCGCCTAATTCTGTATCTCCATATAATCCACCTATGTTAGATGTAATTTCTACTCTCGCTGGTGTAGCACAGATTGATACAACTATAGCTATTGACGACTTAAGTGAGTTTCAGAGTCAAGTAGAGGCTAATGCTGCTGCTATCGAAGCAGGAGGTGAAGCTGCTATACGTCAACAGATTCTTAACCAAGAAGCAGCAGCAGAATTTCAACGATTACGCGCCTTCCTTATTGAAGGTGCTGTAGAACGAGATGCCAACATACAAGAGTTGCAAGATATTATAGATGTTTTTCCTGCTATTGATGCAGCAGCAAATAAGGATAAGCTTGAAGAAACGGCTCTTGATAGAATCGAAGAATTTGCTACTAATCATCCTGAGCAAGGAGATATGTTAGAACTTCTTGCTGTTGATGAAACACAGGATAGGACGGTACTCGGTAGTCTCCGTGATCAGTTGGAGCGAGCAATTATTCTACGTCGTGAAGCAGATAAAGCAAGCAAGGCCGTTAAAAACCAGTCTCTAGGAGCAGATATCTTAGATATTCTTGCTCGTATGATTCCTTTTAATAAACTTACTTCTGTGGATAACACTGTTGAATCGTCGATGCTAGATCTTAGTGGTACAAAAATTATGCTAGCACGGCAGAATCTATTTACTGTACCTCGTGAAGAGTTTGACGAGATACTACCAAAAATTATTGATGCTATTAAGAATGAATCAGGATTTATCGGTGATAATCTTCAGCTTATCAAAGAGAACATTCACGAGCTTGGCACAGCAAATAGTCAAACAGAGAATCTTCATAACTTCTTCGATTTTATAGATTTCACGGTTGTTGCACCCACTATTCTCAAGACAGTCCCCGCTCTTGGGAAGGCAGCTATTGCTAGGGTTGGTCGTAATCGTGAGCTATCTCGTATTATAACAGAGAATACGCTACAAGCAGAACAGGATGCTGTAGTCTTTGTTAACTCAGAAGGCACAGCAGTAGTAAGTAGGACAGGTTCAGTAGAAGAAGCGGTAGTTGCTATCTCTATTGACGAGTCTATGCCGACTGCATTGAAAACTACAGAGCAACTGATAGACGGTTCAGTAGGTCTATCCGATTCAGTAGGTCGTGGTCTAGCTGCCAATAAACAAGCAGCTGACGATGTTGCTCGTGCGTTAGAGCAGACACCTAGACTTACTGAAGAGGAACTAGCTAATGCTTTTGATGCAGCGAAAGCTAAAGCTATTGAGTCACACGGCGAAGGTGCACTGATTGATTTCCAAGTTGCTCCTATTGAAGTTAGAAAAGGTACCTTTGTTGACAAGTTTACAATGGTCCTAGGACGTAAAGACGGTATCGGTTATGCTTCTAAACATAGTGCTGAACGAGCAGCAAAACGTAAAGGGCTCCTTGAGTTCGATATTATCAAAGATGCAGATGGATTGCATTATATCAATATTCAATCCAATATAGACGAGGCAGGCTATGTCCTCGTCTTAAACGAAGCAGGGTTAACCCCTAGTCTCTTTATTAATACGTTCTTTCGTTCTCCTTCGTCATTCTTACAGGACGTATTACAACAGAGAGCTACTTCTTCTGTCTTCTCAAAGGGACGTATTCAGCGGCTATTGAAGCCCATGATGGATAATCTTAAGGGATTGGGCCGTAAGAGTCGTGGTCGTGTCTCCGCTGTACTCAAGAGAGGCAATATCGAAAAGAAGTGGTACACTACTAACGAGTTTACTTCGCATTACTCAGACCTACATGGTGGTAGAATGCCGAGTAATCATGAAATACTCGCTTATTACACAGTAAAAGATATTAATGACTTTGACTACCTTCTGCGAAACCACGCTGAGTATATCAAACGTGCTACACAAGGATTTATTACTGGTGAAGTAAAGTCTGCTAATGGGATCACCCTAAATGCTCGCAACATGAAGGAGATCGAAAGAATAGATGACGTAGCTCGATCTATTATCCTAGATGTAGGTGAAGGAAAACTTCTAGAAGGACGTAAGATAGGCCTCGATGTTCTTAAAGAGCGTATGAAGACAGAAGGATTGAAACTCTTCAGGGTAGAAGGGGATGATGTTGTATTCCAAGGTCGTCCACTCAATCATATCCTCGTTAAGAAGGGGGATCTAGCTGTTAAGGATCTAGAATATAGGCAGTTAAAGTATAGCGCTGGTGGTCACCGTCTCTATGATGGTAAGTTCTTTGTTAAACAGGCTATTATCGGCGCTACTGAGAGTGGAGCTAAATTCGTCCGCAATCCACGCACACATATCGTAGCCCCAACTAAGAAGACAGCACAAGAGTGGGCTGATAGGATGAATGCAGCCCGTAATGCCTACCGTAAAGCTATTGATGATCCCAAATATACGCTACAGGCAGATAGAATCATCAGAGATGCTGGTGTCGAAGATGGTACAGAAGGGTGGGCGCGGTTGCTTGATGATGGAAAACTGCAAGATGAGCCCTTCCAAGTTACCTTCGATAAAGAATTACCAAGACGCCATCAGGAAACGCTATTAGAAGATGGCTCCTATGATTTAACTTTTGAAGCTACAGGCCAAAGAGCCTACCTTGAGCAACAGGGTCAACTATATTATAGTAGAAAAGGTAACATCCTCAAAGGACCGCAAGACGAGACTGCTGGCCTCGTTGATCCATTTATTACTGCTACTCGTGCTGTCGAGAATGCTGCTTCTATTGCCTCGTTTACGAACTATAGGGTCAACGCTGTTCAACGGTGGCTTAAGACATACGGTGATTTACTTCCACCTGGAGATGGATTGTCTCCAATGCAGCGCTTCTGGTCAGAGTTTGATGTTTCCAAAGTCAAGGGCATGGATACTAACCATGTCAATAGAGCACAGAGCGTCCGCTTAGCTATTCAGAGGCAGCTTGGTACTCAGACTAAGTTTGGTCAAGCGGTACGTAATGGTCTCCGTAATCTTGCAGACTGGGTTGAAGGCCCTACCGCTAGTGGTATACGTTCTAAGGTGGCAAAGAAGGTGTTAGATCTACAGGATAGAGACCCTGTAGGTGCAATCAAGGGTTTCTCCTTCGATTTCAAGCTGGGCCTATTTGATCCGTCGCAGTTGATCATCCAGACACAGACTATCGCAGCATTAGTTAGCCTTAATCCGACTCGCTTTCCAAAGTTTATCTTTGATGGAATACTTATGCGCTATGCTGCGGTTAACCAGAGTGATGAGATGCTCAAATGGGCGGCTAAGCGTTCTTCAATGAAGCCAGCCGAGTTTGAGAGCATGGTCAAGACGATGCGTGAATCCGGTATCATTGATATCAATGGTGAACTCATACTTCTTGACCATACAGCTACTGCTGCTCTTGGCCCTGTCGGGTCTACTACCGCAAGAGTGCGTGATATGGGTCGAATTCCATTTTTTGAGGCTGAACGAATCAATCGTATCTATGCATGGCGTAAAAGTTGGGATGATTTAAGAAGCGGTGTTGGAACAGGGCCTCAAGGTACAATAGGACCACCTAAATCTGTAAAGGAACTTCTTACACCTGACGGTAAAGCAGAATTAGCACGACGAACTGATAAGTTCACTATGAATATGACGTCTGCTTCTGCTGCGTTCTGGCAGAAGGGTGTCCTATCTATTCCCACTCAGTTTCTCAGCTACCAAGCACGGCTATTCGAGAATGTACTTCCTATTATCGGAAATAAACAGTGGACAAAAAGCGAGAAATTTAGGCTGGCAGCAGGACAAATGCTTCTTTACGGCGCAGTGGGTGTTCCCGGTGGCCGGTTTGTCCTCGATCAGATATTCAGGGCTACAGGTACGGAGTTCGATCCCGAGAGTAAAGCAGATCAGATAGCCTACCGTGCTTATGTTGGTGGCTTTACAGATTCTATGTTGTACGCTATTACAAATGGTGAGCTCGACGTAGCTTTCTCTCAGCGCGCTGCGGTGGGCCAAGCTGTCACTGACTTCATAAACAAGATATCGGGTGGTGGCATCGAAGAGCAGAGTTTTCTCGAAGTGATTGGTGGTGCGCCGTTTAGCGTCATCGGTGACGTAGGCTCTGATGCCTTGGATGTTCTCAAAGCTGTAATGCGTGGTGCAGCATCCGAAAGTGTGTCGGTAACTGAGATGTTACCCTCTCTCGTTACTCAGATGGCAGATAATGTATCGTCTCTATCTAGATTCCATAGGGCCTATTATGTATGGAAGTATGGCGAATGGATAAGTCAAGAGACAGGGAAGACGTTAGCTAAGGCTACGAAGACAGAGACTATAGCCGCTGCTCTTGGATTTCAACTACGAGAACTAGCAGATATAGGGTTTGCAAACGATTTAATTACAAGGCGCAAGGAATTTATTAAGAGTCAAGCCAAGTTGATTAGTAAGTTACAGCTTGAAGCCGCTCGTCTCTGGAACAGTGACGATAGAGAAGGATGGGAGTTGAAGCAACGTGAAATTATAGCATGGCAACAGGTGCTAGACCCTATGGACAGATTAGATGTAATGAAAGCGGCTCGATTAAGTTCTGATTGGCGCACCACCACTGAAATAATGACTGACAATTTTAACCAGAAATACGCACCAGTGATAGGATCACCGGAATTACCAGCCGAAAATACGGAGAGATAATATGGCTACTTTTCAACAGAGTTTATCAGACGTTAAAGTTCCTGCAGTAGGCGCTGCTACTGGTGCAACTACTCGAGCAGGCACTGCTAGTACTGCAGCTATGGCGATCAATGCTATAACTGGTGCGATCAATACTGCCGTACCCCTAATCGACAAGGAAATGGGGAGAAATGCTTATCAAACTACACAGAAGGCAGCATTTAAATTAATTCAAGAACACGATCAAGGTCTGATAAATGATATTACCTTCCGAACACTAAAGAAACAGTTAGCTATCGAACAGTTCTCTACTTTTGATCGCAAACCTGAGGAAGTTCAGAAGGCACTCGTTTCTGCCTTTGGGGCTAATCCTATTGAGAGACAAGAAAAAACTGAAGCTACCTTCATGGAAACTATGCTACTCGAAGGCTCTGCTCTTATACCTCAAGGCACAGATGAGCAGAAAGTCGATGCGGGCATTCAACTTAATCAAGATAAAAACAAAGCTGCAGCTTCCGCACTTGCTATCAAAGCTGCAACTGCCGCAAGGACAGCTACCGATAACGAACAGATGACTCTTGCGGGACGTTATGTAAGTACTGTTGCTGAGCCTTTAGGTGCTGTTATGCAAGGGACGATTGATTTACTTGGCAATGTTACTACTCCTAAACAGGCGGAGGAGGTCTTTGGTAGGATTACCAACGAGGCTAATCAACTTATCGCTGACTTCGAGAGAGTGGCATTAAAGGGAATACAGCCTCTTGGCCCTAAGGGATTTAAAGAAGGTCTTGATCGTATTAAAGCGGTAAAAGATCAATTTAAATCAATATTAGATCCTGTTCATGGTGTCCGTGGCGTTACATCTAAACTGGAGTTTCTTAAGAAAATTAAGGCAGACACAGAGCTAAGTCTAATTGATGCTGCTCCATTAGTTAATCGTCTTCATACTCTAATTGGATCACACGCTCTCAGTGTTATTGTTGCTAGTATATCAAATAGAAGGGCAGAATTTGGCGCTACCCTTCGTACTCAGCTGGAAGGATTACTTGATGTTCAAGGTGTAACAGGTAAGAAAAAGACCCAGGCCTTAAGTATAATGGATATTATGCGTATACATCGTGATCCTGATAAAACATCTGAGTTCCTGACTGATAAAAATAAACGTAGTGCAGCACTTGCTGTCTCAACTGATATGATTAATAGTATTCCACTTACTAAAGAGTCATCACAGGCAGATAAGGATACCTTTACTAGACAAAGCGCAGCTGCAATGCATTTAGCTATTCGTTATGTTAGAACTCCTGGCAACAGGAAGACATTCCTTGATACTGTAGGTTCTGAGTCTTATGCTAAGAAGTTATCTGAACTAGCTAAGACTGATTCTAAGTCGGCTGGTATCCTTGGCCGTTCTGCTATGCGCTTTGGTATCGGCGCTGTTCGTGAGGCTCTAAACGAGTCTAGTCGTATTCGCTACAATCTACAAGAAGGGCAGCTTGAGTTTCAGGAGTCAAAAATAAAAACTACACCTAGTCAATACGGTACAGAAGGTGCAGAAGTTGAGGCAGGCCCCATGACTTCTCAAGAAGCTCAGATTATAGAGAATGGTAATCGTGCCTTAGATTTGCTCGATAAATATGCACTATACGATGAGCGGTTTAGTAATCTAGAGTTTACAAAGATGGGTGGGAAAGCTCGTCGTGACATAGTGATACATACTATCGGCAATGTTACTGGTAAGGGTGATAAAATTCTTCTTGAAGAGCAAAAATTCGAGACTGCGTTTACAGAAAGCCAGACAACTGGAGCGCGTAACATAGTAAAACCTTCAAATTCTGAGCTAGAGAATGATAGAATACCTTCTGTCTTTGCTCAGAAAAGTACTAAAGTAGCTGAAGTAACTAAGAAGGCAAGGACTATAATAAATCGTCTTGTACGTGACAAGAAGGGCAAGTGGACTGTCGTCAAGCCCGAGGGTCTCTAACGTGGAACAGATAATCGAACTCGAAGATGGTCAACAGTTTACAGTTGAAACTGACGAGCCTCTTAAGCCTGAAGATCTCGAGGGTGTAGACTTTGACGCTATCTTAGCTGGTGGAGAAGGATCTGTCTTTGACTTTCCCGGTCAGAAGCGTACCGAGGATGTCCCCTTTAAGCCTCAACATAATGCTTTTGATAAGGATCTAAAGAGTATGGAGACTATCTTACCTAATATAGGTGATACCCCTCGTAACTTCATGATCCAAGTAGAGGGAAACAATCCTAAACCACACGATGATGGGGCAGGATTCACTACGATTGGGATAGGTCATAAGCTGACCCCTAAAGAGCTAGAAACAGGGAAGCTGTCTATTGGAGAAGAGGAGATAGAATGGAAGAAGGGACTGACACAGGTTCAAATGAACACTCTCTTCGAAGAAGACTTTAGCTCTTATTGGGACGTTGCTGGTGACTTGATTGAGCGTAGTGGATTAGGTCATGTTCCTAATATGCAAACATCTTTAGCTTCCTTGATGTTTAACAGCAGTAGCAAGGAAGACCCCGAAGCAGGATTTAAGAAAGTAGCACCAGAAGCGTATAACGCTCTTCTCCGGGGAGATTTAGAAGCGTTTAAATTTCAAGCCTTCGATGCTGAGTCTGGAATTGTACGTGTAGGGGATAAAGTTTTTAGGGGTCTAGTCAATCGAAGGCGGGCAGAACTAGAACTACTAAGTCCCACTCGTGGTATTGAGAGAGCACAAGTGGGTCCCGCTGCTGTTATTGGTGGGCTCAGTAGTGCAGCAGATTTCCCACCGCCAAAGGCGACAGAGAGGGAGGTTACTCCTCTCTCACCAGATGTTGACTTGGGTGACGAGATAGTTGGTGATCTGCCTACTCCCGAGAGTGCAGCTGAATTTGATAAACATCTAGGTGAGTTAGCCACGGCCCTTAATCCGATCACTGGTGCCAAAGAGGCCGTCGAAGGCTCAACGCAGATCACTGAGTCTTTCAAGAAGGGAGACTTCCGTGGTATGGCAGAGGGGTTAGCTGCTATGCTGGTAGGCATAGCTGGTACGGTAGGTGGCCCTAGTGGTAAGAGTGGTAAGGCTGGTAAGCCTATGCTTAAGCTGATCCAAGGCGGTGGCAAGACTACCCCTCCTGATCCTCCCATACTCAAGGTGTACGAGGGAGGTGCACCTACACCGGCACAAGAGGCAGCTGCTTTAGCGCACAAAGAACAATTAGACGAGGCTGCACGTATCATAGATGACGCCCTTGCAGGAGCAGATAAGAAGAAAGTTAAAGATGCATTAAGAGTGGTTGAAGGGGATCTGCCTTCTCCTCTAGAGGTTGCACGAGGACGAAAGGCCTTGAGTGAAATGGATGAGGCTACTCTTGGCCCACTTAAGACTGCAGAGGAGATCAAGTATGATAAGGCTGTTAGCGAACAAAGATTAAAAAAGATAGCTGACAAAAGCAATAAAGAATTTATTGATGATATACTACGACGCGGCGGTACAACTAAAGACGTAGCTCGATTTAAACAAATTCTCAAAGAAGATCGTGCTGCAAAGACTCTGCGTATGAAGGCGAGAGAAGCAGAAGAACGTACTAAAGATAAAATATCTAAACTTATTGAGCGTATTAAAAAGAAAGGGGATAAGCCCCCCATTCTTCCTGCTGGTATAGCCGGTACAGTAGCTGGCGAGAAGGCTCTTGAGGGATTAGAGACCGACGATCTAATCAAAGGTCAGCAAGGTGCCGATGTCCTAGGCGCGACACATATTGTAGTCAGTGGCGATACCCTCGGTAAGATAGCGCGGGACAACAACACTACTGTAGCTAATCTCATGTCTGCTAATCCGCAGATCAAGGATGCTAACAAGATTGGTATCGGAGATCAGATCGATATTCCTATTCATAAGCCTGAGGGAATATTAGAAACGATAGGCGCACCCGATACAGTAGTATCAAAGAACGGCAAACGGGATTTCAAAAGAACTGCTGAAAATGTTGGTAAGGCCCTTGATATGGATCTAGGTGATGAAGTAATTGGTGATAAAAAAACTACTTTAGGTTACAGTGGCGGTCTTTTTCAACTCGCACCTTATGCTAGTTGGGTAGTAGCGGCTAATTTTCTTACAGGATATAAGGGAATTATAGATGAAGGAGTGCTTAGGGGAAAAGAATTAGAGAATCTTACAGAGATTACATTAGGTAGAATTGAAAAAGGTCAGAATAAAATTACTTATGCCTCTTATGGTGATCCAAGCAAACCAGGGTATCAATCTGATATAGCCCTTAGTCCATCAGTAAAGAGAGCCCTAAAGACTACTCTAGGTGCAGCATATATTGTAAAGCATAAAGGTAAAATTTTAATTGCTGATGAATATGATATGCCTATGGATAAAAAAGTTCTTAAAGCATTGGGTACAACTGAAAAGAAATTAAGGGATGCGAGCTTTATTAAAAAAATGGAGTATGTACTAGGTGTAAATGATAAAAAGAAAGGACTCCCCGCTGTGGGCTCTAGAGGTAAGGTGCATAGGTTTGGAGAACTCTTTGGACCTCGAGAAGGAGATACTCTTTCTCAAAGATATACTCTTGGAACATTCGAAGACTTAAAATTAGAAGAAAAAGATATTAAGAATGTTCCAACTTTAGAAGACCATGAGAAACGATTGTTGAAAGAGGGTAGACTTAATCCAGATAATGTAATTGCATTAGAGACTCCTTTTGACATGCCTATTGGGGGCGCTTAATATTGGAGAGAGTAGCACGTAACTTACCTAACACATAAAAATAACAAACGGTTATTAAAATAGTATAAAGAGGCCATATCACGCACCATAACCACACAACTGTTTCATGATAAGTTAATCCAATGTACCTTGCGGTAGCAAATAGGATAACGTCACAGGCTTTATATACTTTCATAATCCAGATAATATAAGGAGTAGATTCCATGATAAACCTTCTTCCTAAAACATTAGGTTACGTTGGTAACGTATTCGGTGTCGGTTCCGATGCTGCCAAGAAGAACCCTAAAGCTTCGAACACCCTTGCTGGCCTATCAATGGCCGTACTCGGCTACTGGGGTATCGACCAGTCTGATATAGCTGCTGTTGGTAGCATCTTCCATAAGATTGGTAACTTTCTAGGCTCTAGTTGCGGCATCTAACCTTGGCTAAGCAAAACTTCAATCCCCCTAAGTGGCACGTTGGTCTATCGGATGGCTGTTCAGCCCCTTGGGGGTTACGCTGGCTCTTTAATAGCAAGCTACTAAAGTATTGCCATAGGCACGATGAACGCTATCATTACGGTGGTACTTGGTCAGACAAATTATACGCTGATGACGAGTTTTATTGGAACATCTATCATAGTGGTTGGTGGGGCCGTAGACTGGCTGGTGTAATCTACTGGAACATTCGTACGTACACCTATAACTTTCCGGTAGGCCATCCTAATCGTAGTTGGCGATCTTTAACCAAAGGAAAGGCTTTTAACTTTCTAGGGCCGGGACTACCCAAAAATGGGCCTCTACGTTACGCACTGGTAGGCGATAAGACACCCCTCGGCAGGGGTACCACCCGAGAGCACAGAGAAGCGCTTGTGGGGGCTTTAAAACGGCTCACAGGACAGAAGAAGCCGTAATTACCCAACTTAGGCCCCCATTTGGGGGTCTTTTTCTACCCACACCCCTTTGGCTTAGTGAAATACTTATATAGCTTATAAACTCCCCAAGATAAAGCCACTGATCCAACGCCAACACCTACGCCTGAAATAAATGGATTGCTATCGATCCATATATGGGTGGTGGTTAGTCCTAGTGCACTAAAAATAGTGACTAGTAGTGGAAAATAACATACTGGACACATCAGACAAGATGCCCCCACCTCGATTTTCTCTTTTCTTCCTCAATTTTAACCATCCCTACCCGTAGTCTTTCAAGATAGACAGAGGCATCGAGGAGTTCTTCGATGGTGTGGTCAATCCAGCCCACTATGGAGATGTCGTCACGCTCCATAGACACACCATACTTCTTCATTCCTTCTTCGCTACGTTCAGCTATCCTATCTACTACTCGAACAACGATAGGATCTTCGATAGTCCATTCTGTAGCATGATAGTCAGGCGCTTCTTCCTGCTCGACTAACCCCGGTACAAGAGAGTGGTTCCCATCATCCTCGATGGTGTTGAGTCTGTCGAACTCCTCTTGTGTCATGGCAGGGTTACCTAGATCATCGTACTTTATGTTTGGCATTATACATCTCCTATGTCTACCAGTTCACACACATTGCCATCACAAGCTAGTGTCTGCGAGGCGGCTGTGTTATCTTCCTTCTCGAACTCTGTTAAACCTGACCAGTCTATCGTATCAGGTGATATCTTGACTAGCTCGGTGTAATCTCGTCCGTTACACTCTTGATACGGCGCTTGAGCGTAGACGTGATCACTATAGGGCAAGAAGGCAAGCCCACTACATAGATCAAAGTTCTCCCACATCCATGCTCCGACAGCCATCCACTCGTCATCTTTGACAGAGACCGTAACGCTTGGCTTGTGTTCGCACCACTCTTCGGCGTACTGTTTCCACAACTCGAGGTGATCAAGCGCAGATAACTCTGATCGTAGTTTAGCCCCCTTAGGTGCAGCAATAGGAAATGAGAATACTCCGGTATTACCACTGGTATCCGATACGGCATCTTCAAAGGGGATACCCGCTTGTCTAAGGAAGGACGTGAGAGGATCTTTCTTATCTGCTCGAACCGTACGAGTATAGAATCTAGAGTGTCTAGGATGGATTCCACTAGCTGAGTCTACCAGCTGCGAGACGGTACCACTTGGTTTGACACAGGTGATAGCTGTGCTCGGTTGTATCTCCCACCGTTTAGCATATTGTTTGTTAGTTGCATTAGCTACCTCTCTCATCTCTCGTAACCATCGTTCTGCCTGATTAGATACCGCGCCTAAGATAGAATGGTCTAGAATACCAGTGAGAGAGACACCAAGTAAGCGCTCCTCTTCTGTGTTGTCCTTCCAGATCTTACGGATATACTTAAAGTCAGTTAACGTAGCCTGATAGGTACCAAGAATGGTAGCTAGTCGTACCTTTCTTTTTAGGTCTGCCAGTGTATCATTACTGCGCACAATTACTTCAGTCAGATTACATACCTGGTGTGGACGTAGTATGATCTCACTACACGGGTTGGTACCCCACTCGTGGTCAGGGTCACGCTTACCATACTTCTCCACCTGTGCACGAGCAGCTAAACGGCTGAACATACCACGCTCTCCTGATCTGCTCTTCATTAGGGAGAGCCACTCTTCCATAAAGGAAGGAGTATCAGGCTTGGTAGTATAGACCACGCTGTTGTTGGCGAAGCTACGGTGTGGGTGTTGATCGAACCACTGTCCTGACTTACATAGGCGTAGCTGGTTGTCACCTAGGTTGGAGAGCGAGATCATCGCTGACCTACGTACCCCACCTACTACCACCGCTTGAGCAACCATACACATGATGTCGTGACACTCTAGGCTGGTTAGCTGTCGTCCTCCTGCATTGATACATGTCTTGGTAACAAAGCGGAGTAGTGCATCAAGCGGCTCAGGTCCACTTGCTCGACCACCAAAGGTCTTCAGTCTTGCCCCAGCTGGTCTGATTTTGCTGAGATCCCATCGTGGTATGACAGCCTTGGCGAAGATTGAGTAGAGTATTTGCTTGAGCCCCTCTGCCCATCCCATCTTTGAATCTGCCACTATAATAGGTCTATCTCCGTTGATCTGGAGAGAATGAGGTACGGGGGGTAGGTTGCTTATGTACTGTCGTTCCACTGAGTAGCCGATACCTGAACCACACATCAGAATATAGAGAGCTTCATCGAAAGCACGAAGGTCATCTATTTTAGTGTAGGAGCAGTTAAAGCCAGCCATATTATCACGGGTCAAAGCAGGGCCAGCAGTCATGAGGCACCGCATAGAGGGCATGACGCCCATACTCTCTATACCATAACTAAGATCTGTGTAGTCAGAAGCAGATACATTGACATGGTCTTTCATGAACTTCATGTATCTATCTACTGTCTCTTTCCACGTCTCCCTACGCTGCTCGTCTTCGAGCCACCTAGCATACCGGGATTGGTGGATGAAGGTCTGATAATTATCCATCAAGATCGTAATCCAGTTCTGTTAAGACATCTTCGAAGAGTTCTATATGTTTACTTCGGTCAAACATTTGATCGAAGATATCTTCAGGTGTTAGCTCCATGATATCACAGAGCTCTTCTACGTCATACTTGGTACAGATACGACGGCGTAACTCTTCGAATGAAATGTTCGTGTTCATCCGTAAGCTTCTTTCAATGCTTTCAGTGATACCCAGCTGTGATCGTACTTCCCATCTTCTACATTGTTGCATAGTACTACTCCACGCCAGTAATTTTCATTAGCAGGACCAGCAAACTCGTGGAATTGATCGAAGTAACAACCCACAACAAGAGTATGCTTACCCCTCTCTTCATAGAAGTCTCGGAAGTGAGTGTGTCCAACGGTGTAAGACTTATGCTCCTGCTTAACAATAGCACGAGCGAGATTAACCGACGAAAGAGGGGTAGAGAGAATAGGAGAAGGACATACGTGGTTATACGTAATTCCATCTATCGGCTCTCCTGCAAATAGATACTCGTTTATATTATCATTAAAGTCCTTCTCACATAGATCATCGATACCAAACGTGCCACTCATGACACCAGCATAGCTCTCTGCTGTACGTATCCTGTTCTCGTGGTTGCCTCGGCGTTTTTCTCGCCTTGGTAGCTTCTTCTTGTTCTTTTTGTAGGGCCACCATACTTTTTCCATTGCATCTATATAAGCATTTACATCATTTGTATACCTTCTGCTGTCATATCCTTGCTTACCCTTGTCGTAAGTGCACAGTGAAGGCATATCAGCTGAGTCCCCTATATCAATAACTACGTCAGGCCGCATGGCATAGATGTACTTACCAAGCCATTCAAACCTATCGTTATTATGTTCGGGATTAGCGTGACTGTCAGGGATAATTAAATGAGTAGTCATTTATGATCCTCTTGTATCCAGCTAAGAGGTATCAACCTATCCGCAAAGAGGAAGTCCTTATTCATACACCATCTCGCGTAAGATGTAGGGCTGCCTCGATACAGTTTGTTCTGGCTGTTACCAAAGACGAAACGTATGTCGAGATTAGGATGTTGTTCCTTGACGAACATATGTTTCTTTCGATCAGCGCTGGAGAATAGGCCCTTTGCCTCAATGATGATTCCGTTGGGCAATACGAAATCAGGCGTGTAGGTGTGACATGTCACGGGCTTAGTGTAAGAGATCTTACATGTCTCGTATTTAACGTAGACACCGTTAGCCTTCAAGTCCTCAGCGATCTTGTATTCAAGACCAGACTTGTACCTACCGTGACGTCTAGCTTTTTTATTATGTTTCGGCTTCACCAGACTTGTCCTTCTTGTATTTTGGACCATATACTTCTTGGTTATAAGCAAGATCTTGATGAAGATATGATATTTGTTCCAGTTTAGCTTGTAACTTATCTTCAAGTATGCCTCGCTCGTTTTGCAAAGCAATCAACTCTTTCTCAAGCAGATCAATATAGTCCCATATCTGTGACATAGCAGCAGTGAGCCAGCTGCCGTGAACAGGAATAGAATGAGAAAGATCACTATTACGTAGCGTGAACTGCCACTCTTCTCGAATGTCTGCTACTTCCTTCTTGTTACTCATTGCTGTTTCTCCTTGTTAGCTTTGTATTAATGATATCGATTACATCTTGAACAGTGGTGAAACATAGAGCCTCTTTATCATAGATAAGCATATTAAATTCATCTTCTAAGTCCATGATAAACTCTTGTTCATCAAGGCTATCAAGTCCAAGATCGTCCTTGAACTTTGACTTGACTGTAATGTTAGGCATATTATCTACGTAAAGACCATTGAGTACCTTCTTGATTCTATCCTTTGTATCGCTCAACTCTAGGCTCCTTTACAACAGTAGTAAGAAAACGAGGACCAGTGCTATAAAGATACGTGTATAGACCTTGTCCGTCATTGGAATCCTTCCAGCAGTCCTCCTTGTAAGGACAGTACGAGCACTGCACACATAGTTTCATGTTACCACTCTTACCATCTTCGATAGCTTCATAGCAGCGCTCGGGTGGAGTGTCTAATTCTACAACCTCCTTCATGTGGCGTATCCTAGCTGCGGCATCAATCATCTCCATATCAGCCACAGGAAGTACCGCAAGTTTGCCCAAGCTCTTCTCCATAACCAGAAAGGCACCTTGATCTTTGCCTCTGGCTTGGGCGTACGCAGAGATTTGAGCGATATAACCGAAGGGGTCATCATTATAGAGTTCTCCGTTCTTGAACTTCTCGAACCCATACCGTGATGCTGACTTCACATCAACGGGAACACCATTGATCTCACAATCCATATGGCCCTTGACATTTTCAATCTCAACCTCATGCTGTTCATGAGTCACAATATGCCCCGCTTCTTTAACGAGGAAGAGAAGCATAGCTTCGATGATGTGACCATAAAGGAACTTGATATACGTATCCGGACGTAGTTGCTCCTTACCTACCACTTCCGGGTCCTGATGCTCGTACCACAATTGTTTATCAGGCTTGCCGATGTTGGACATACGGAGGTAGGCTTCTCGTGATTTACTCGCTGTTTTTAACGAGGTCTTCACTGCATTTCGGATAGCCTCACACATATCATCGAGGTTGTCATCGGTATAATGTTCTGTTTCTTCCCAGCTACCATCAAACAGCCCTTCAATATCTTTGACGAGAGTATCTAGTGTCTTACCTGTCATAGCTTTTGTACCCTATTCATTGGAGCAGCAACAATCCTGTTCGTCTTTACATCTCTAATATAAACAGCTTGATGCCTATTTGATAGGCGTTCTATTTGTCCTTGTACTACTTCACCGTTAGTACGTGTATAAGTCACTACGTTTCTGGTCTTTAACATAGTTACTCCTTTAATTTAGAACTAGCTTTGATTTCTTCTGAAGCAAGGTGCAGAAAGTCAGCCGCCTTGCTTAGTTTCTGGAAATCTGACATATATAGATCGCCTTCCATTTCACGCATCATATTAACTGGATCACGAACTAGCCCAGAAACCTTGACGATGAACTCTTTAGCATTCATCTGCTCATTCCAGCCAAGCTTAACGTTGCCAGCTTTCATTTTATCTCCCTTTGAAAATGCAGTCCTTGGCATTAAGATTCTCCTTCTAAGGTAGGAACAAGGGAAGCGGCGAGGGGAGCGGCTAAGTTACACTCAACACTAGCTCCATATTCGAAGCCGTAACTCCCCTCGGCTCTAGTTAATCGTTACTGAATTCATCGTCAGCTGCTTCACCAATGTCCTCGTCTTCGAAATCATCTCCTTCAAAGTCAAAGTCAGACATATCGGAAGAGCGGATGAACTCAACCAAGTTGGTAACTTGAATCGCATTGAAGCCACCACTTCTACCAGCATCCCAAGTTGCGCCAGCAGGATAGTCATAGGCGGTGACACGAACATTAGCTACCGTGCCATTACCGATAGTATCGGGCTCGACATCATTACGTGCTTTGTCGAATACCTTGGGAGGATACCCGGTCTTAAGTGTGATGTAAGAACCACGGAAGGGCTTGTCTGCCTTCTCCGCTTTCTTCTTATCATCTTCTCTGACGGAACTCTTCAGCCCCATCTCTTCGAGAGTCTTGATAGCAGTCTTGTTCAACTGCCCGAGATCAACAGTCCACTTGCCCTTCTTCATGGGATTGGTCCGCTCAAGGAAGGGCCAGTAAAGAGTCCCTTTGATCACTGCTTTCGCTTGTACACTCATGGTCTTAAGCTCCTTGCTTTTGTTAGCCTATACACCTATTATCTCATGTTAAAGCCCCGGTGTCAAGGACTTTTTTTATTCTCTTCTTCAGCTTTCAATTTCTGTGCTGCAATTATATGTTCACGGGTTAAGCTCCCGCATTCTTCTACTTCATAGATTACGAGATCAGGCGTACCCTCTATTGGATGTAGAGTATGAAGAGCGGCACTGACGCACTCTTCTTTGGCAGAGTAGGCACGAAGTGTACCACGATACGCCATAATAAATTTACTCATTTAGTAGGTTAACCTCCTCATGCTTTGCCTTGTCATTGGCGTAGTATTTTCTCCAGATATTTTGAATGGTACGTAGAGGAGCACCAGTCAGGTTGATCTGCCCTGGAAATGCTTTCTCTAAAGAACCAGAGAAGGGTGGATGTGGTGCACCTAATTGCATACATAGATGAATACAAGTAATGGCATCTTCTTCTTCCATTTGTACTTCAGGGTTACTTGGCATTATACTTCATCCTTTCATGGTCCATATTAAACCAATGTTAGCAGCAGCATAGCCAGCAAAAATAATAGTATGAGCATACTGACCATACCATGTAGATACAACAGCTTGTCCTACATATAAGGCAGTGACTACCCAAATCAATATAGGATACATTTTAATGTGTCTCCTGCCAGTTGTTACCTATCCTGTACTCACCATCCATAGGACAGTTAAGCTTAAAGAACTTGCCAGCGTCACGGATAGATTGACACTGAATTTCACCCAATTGATCAGCGTGTTCACGTAACACTTCTGTCTGGAACTCATCGTGAACTACAGCCACTTGCTTAAAGTCTAGCTCTGCTTGCCTAGCTTTACGATGCCAGTCCAACATAGCCCACTTCATTACGCAGCTTTCTCCTCCTTGGAGGTAGACGGACATACCGAAGTGCTCTGACTTGATCCAGATCCATCTTCCATCGAACCCCACAAGTCCTCCATTTCTAGCTGCCCCGGCAATTTGATGTAGTTTGAATTCGGCGAGGGCTGGTGTGTTGTTGAGGAATCTATCTGTTGTTGCTTTTCCATCTTTAGGTGTGCCTCCAATAATTCTTCCAATTCTTTCTGAACCCGCCCCCATGAGCCAAGCATATATGAACGTCTTCGCAAGATCTCTCGTCTTAAGCGATGCCGCCTTCTGATTCTTTGTATGGATGTCACCATCTACTACCTCCTTTATATAGTCGGGATCATTCATATAATGAGCAAGTAATCGTAGCTGGATACCCACTGCATCAGTACCAAGTAAACAATATGTGTCAGGGTTATCCACAGTCCAACAGCTACGACACTCAGGACCGTAAGGACTATCACGTCCTGGTATGTTAGCCATGTTCGGCGCTTGGTGTGACATGCGATGAGTGCCGCTGCCAATGCTAAAGACACCACCATGCACACGATTATCAGAAGTAAGACCATCGAACCATCCTTCTATCTCATTACTACGGCTGCTGCACATAGCATACTCACCTAGATAACGTAATGCTTGAGGCGCATCATCGTGTATAGTCTCTAAATTCTCATCGCATAGCTGCCATGTACGGGCTGACTTCTCTTCGAACTCCTCAGCTGTCAGCTTCTTCTGTCTTCGTAAGTCAAGTAGCTTACGATAGTATTTAGTACGTATCTTTGGGTCCCAATGTCCTTCAAGACGCTCTAGTTTCTGCCTCGGTGAATTAAGGTTGAACTCCTGCCACTTAATCCTAGTCATTGGACCAGCCGCAGTGCTCCAATTTTTTCCTAGGAATTTTAGGCCCACGGTTGAGAGATCGCCGTTCTTTTTATAACGTGGCTTCACCATACTTACTGGCTTGGCAATAGGCTTCAACTCTTCTAAGATACTACGTTCTAATTCCTGCGCACGGGATTTAACTAGGGTGAAAAGCTTGTGCGCCTTAGGTACATCGAGTGCAAACCCGTGTTCCTTCTGGTTCTCAAGGATATGCTGAACAGCATGTTCAATCTGTTCCGATAACCTTGACCCCCGCTTTCCACCCTCTAATTTTAGGGCAACCGCTACCCGATAGGTTAACTCGACATCGTTGTCGCAGTAACCTAACATCTCCTTACTGTACTCATCCCAATCATCGTGGTCACCCTTAGAGAAGTCGAGTATCCTTCCCCAATTAGCCAAACTATGACCACCTTCACGGTTAGCGTTTTGTAAACGAGATATAAGTAGTGTGTCCCATACTCGGGATGGTTTTATTTTTACACCTAGTATCTTACGTAGTACGCGTAGATCATAAGCTATGAAGTTATGACCTATCCATTCATCTACTCCTTCGGCAAACTCTTCGAACTGGTCCAATGTGTCAGGTGTAAAGTAAGTCTTGTCACCTGTATCCCATTCCTTACACACTATACACCATACAGTGTCTACCTTTGGAAGCAAGCCATTAGTCTCTACGTCACAGACTACTCTTCTTCTTTCACTCGTCATCTTCCTTCTCCGTCTCTGTTAATCTTCCAGTAAATTCATTGTATAACAGATAGGATGATGGTCCAGTCTTACCACTGAACCTG